GATAGACCTTTGCTGGACTTGCATATAATGTCTTTAATCTTATTCGCATAATTCCCTCTTTGAGAGTAGGGAGCCGTTAAGACTCCCCACTCTTGACTAAGTTTGATATTAACTACTTGCTGCTAATTTCACACGAGCGAATGCATTGCCCATTACAGGCATGCCATCGCCTTCTTTTCTTGCGATGTATCCTATCTGATTTGTTTCTGCATACAATTCGTAAAGTACCTGTATCTGCATATCAAGAGCATCAACAATCCAGTAGAATGAGAAGTCGCCGAGTATTCCTACATACTGGCTGGCTGTGAAAGTATTAGGAGCATACTCTGACATATAGAACGGTCTGCCGAGTAGCCTATCCGGCTGTCCAACCTGAACACTCTGTTCCCAAGCATATCTTCCGTCTTCAACATTCTTTATTTTTGCGATCATCTTTAGTCCATCTCTATGGAATATCCAATCTGCTTTAGCTAAATACTGCGATTTGAGGCTATATTTAGCATTTAGTAAGCCATTAAAAGTTATTGCAGTTGAAGTATTCTCAGACGATACGTCCCTTGTTGAAGGAATACCGTCAGCCGAAGCAACAAATATTCCCAGGGGTTTTCCGGTACCGTTCCCGGTCATATATGCTTTTTCCTCAGTTATGCTAAATTTATAAGCAATCCTTGACCTTACGATATCCTCAATGGGAAGTGCTGATTTGTTGATCAAGGTCTTTGAAATCTTGATCCTTTTTGCAAATGGGCTCGGAGTAAATTCCCTTTTACCGAATTCCATAGTACTGTCTTCATTTCCGGTCAAAAGTTCAGTTGTCCAGTCTGCATCAGCAGGATCAGCTTCAAGTGTTGGAATACCCATAGAAGCAGCCTTTGTGAGCTGGTATTTTGTTGCAAGTGAACGGATTATTACCATATCATCAACGTCTTTTAAGAGTTGAGCTACAAACTGCTCGTCAGGTACGGTATAAGCACCGCTTGCATCAGTTGTTGCGTCAAGTGCTCTCTTTTCTGCTGCGTCAAGGGAATTCATTCCAAATCTTAAGTACTTGCCGAAAGCTTTTTTCCTGAACTCCTTATCACCAGCAGCGCTATCTTTTGGATCTATATTCGGTTTAAGACTATTAAAATTAACATCCTTAGTGATTCCAGCTTCGATTTCAAGGAGGTTTTGTTCCCTCTGGATAGCACCAGTTAATTTACCAACATCTTCTATGATTTTGTCATAACTGGCCTGTTCCTCTGCGGTCATTTCTCTTTTCTCAGTATCGGCAAGTTCCGATAAAGCTCTCGCCTGAGTAACAAGCTGCGCTCTTTTATCTAATTTTTCCTTCATTTTGTTTACCTCTTACTATTATTATTTATTATTTTGTCTGCCACAGTTAATCGCTCCTGCTTTGGCTATGGACTTTTGTTATAATTTTTCTAATAATTTAATAGTATTATTTCGTTTGTTATATGCTCTTTTAATTGATTCTTGCTTCTCGTGCAGTATTAATCCATTTTTCATCCTTGATATACTGCAATATTCTGCGTAAACTTCTTTTGGAGTTAAAATATCGTGTCCGAATAATTCTGAATGTGTCTGAGGAAAAGCCGGATATACGACAATAGCCACATCAAACATTTCCGCAAACTTTGTAATATGTCTTATATCTATTCCGTTTATTGTTTCCCACCATTGCCCATCTTCCGCAACTCTAAAAGCGAATGAGCATTGATCTATATCGCCTCTGGCCATACTTATTATCAAGTCATTTGCATAAGATGTATTAGGCGGATCCACTTCAAACTTTAATCCTTGCTCATCTTCAACCAACCTTAGTGTTTTGCTTCTTTGATTTCTGCCAAGTATTAAGTTTGGGTCATGATTAATTAGAGCCTTTATGTCATTTTCGTAGATAATACTGCCGAATGAACTGGGTTCTATAATCTCCTTAAATCCTCCCAAATCCTCAGACATCACATTAAATACGCTTGCGGTACCTTTAATCTTTGATTTTTCTCCTTCATCGGCCCTTATCTCTGCTGTAAAAGTTCTTATTTCTATCGTGTTTTTCATTTTTCCTCCCCAAAAAAATAGCACCCATAAAGAGTGCTAAATTTGATATTTAATTTTTAAACTAAAATCTATCCTTCCCAGTAACCAAATTTTATATGTTCATTACCCATTACTTTTGCTCCTAGTTCCCTAACTGCAAAATCATATATATCGGGTAAGTGTACATCATGGAACAGTACCCTACCGCAGAATTTAACAAGTTTAAAATCATGTTCAACTGCCTGTCGGGTATGATTGCCGTCAATAAATGCCAGGTTAAAATGTAATATATCCTTCCAGTTCTTTTCAAGGTCTGATATTATATAATCAATCTCACTTTGAGGTGCTACGCAATTTGATATCTTTTTCCTTACGCCAAAGATATTCCAGATATATTCCACATTACGATAAGCTATATCAAAGGTATGGACAAACTTTCCTATAGAGGCCAGCGTTACTGTACCAAGTCCGTTACACGTTCCAATCTCTATTATGCCTTCTGGTTTAGGCTCTAATTTTTCAACAAACTGTCGTAAATCATCACTATCGGTTCCAAGCGTGGAAAAGGCTATTAAATCATACCTGCCTATGCTTTTTAGTTTATTTTTTATCTCTGCATTGCCTAATATCACTATTTATACCATCTCCATAAAATAGAATTGATAATCATACCTATAATAAATATAATAAAAGCACCAACAAATATATAAAAAGCTATCATCATGATTTTACCGCCTTTAGCATTGCATGAAGGTTAAACTCATTTATTATCTTATTTTCTAAAATCTTAAAATTACACTTTATCCCATAACTCTCAGATAATCCCTTATCCCAGGTCATATCAAAATACCTAAATGATAAATCATTCCAAAAGCTACTATGTGTTGGATCACAAAAGGCGCCTCGTCCGGTTGTCGGTGGCACAAATATTTCAAATAATCCTTCGGGTATTAATATCCTGTAAATCTCATTAAAGGTTTCTATTACCTGATATTGTGGAATATGCTCTATAAAATGCCTTGCGTAAACTTCTTCAATACTGCTATCGGTAAAATTGGAAAATATGTCTGGTATCATTCCATAAATAAATTCATCTTTAGGGTACATGGAACTCCAATCAAAAATATCAATACCCACAAAGCCTGGTTTTTTGTTAATTCCACAGCCACAATCTAACCGCTGCATATATTCCAACTTTTGACAATATCATCAATTATATTTCTTAACTTCTCGTAATACTGCTCATCTGCTTTACTAAATTCTTGCAAACCAAATTCACCCCTACCTAAATTATTTAATTCTTCCTTATATCCGGGGAAGTCGTAATTCTTTTTATTGGTTCCGGACATATCACAAAGTTTCATAAATAGCCCATCATAAAACCCACTTATCAGTCTGTCCTCGTTAAATCTATCCCGGATATAATTTCCCCAGCCCAGTAAAGTTCCTTTGGCTTCTGGTATCGGGCCTGTGATATATGAACGTCTTACAAGTGTTCCGCCACCACCCACAAAATTATTCAGATACAGATTATGTCCGTTAAAATCAATATGATATAAATGCTTGAACCAATCAATATTTTTCTTAAAATCCCAGCCAAGACCAACATAATGCTCAAGCTGGACTGCAAGTAAGGGGAACTTATCCATAACAGCCTTTAAAGCTCTTAGCCAACCTTTTGGCACGATACAATCATTGTCAACAAATGCAACATATTTACTATTTTTGTACTTATCCAGAAATATATTTTTAGGCTTGATTATCCCTTCGTTTTCCTTATTGAAATGCAAGATAATCCGTTCGTCTTTTATGCTTGTAAGATATTCCTGTGTCCCATCGGTTGAGTTATTATCAAATATAGATATCTTGCAGTTTTTAGTATTTTCAAGTAATGCCTTAATTGCCTTCTTAGTGTAAGGAAGCCTATTGTACGTAATCATTAAAATTGGAATTAAATCATTACCGGCTATCTTTACCGGGATTATGTCTTTCCACTTATCTATAAACTTCTTTTTATTTTCACTTTTTAACTGTGTATCGTTAATCTTACTTTTATACTTTTGGCTTTCAACAGTCGATAGTTTGCCGTCATCTGCAAAATGGTTTACTTTTGCTTTCATCACGTAAACCTTGTAGCCTTTGCTTCTATATTGAAAAGACAAATCCTTATCGTAAAAATGTGTAAAGCCATATTTTTCGTCAAAGGTCAAACCAATATTTCTTATTACATTGCACTGGCCGTCAGTTACAGCAACCTCGACAAAGTCTGATTTAAACTTATAGCCATATACAGCAATCCCACTTACGATATCGTTATGAGATCCGTTAGATTTAATTTCGAGCCAGCCGGAAGTCCCCACTATTCCAGCGTCCGGGTTAGCTTCCATAAACTTGATTGCACTAGCTATCCAGCCATTATTATCAATAGCAATATCATTATGCATTACAACGATGTACTTTGACTTAGCGAGCCCAATACCCTGATTTAACGCTTTAATAGCCCCGGCATTTTCCTTATTGGCTATTACTTTTACATCAAACTTTTTAAGATAATCCAGGTCATCTGAACCATTATCAACTACTATTACATTAATATTTTTATTATTTTTAAATAAACTTGAAAGGGTTCTGGTTGTTTCAACTTCCCTGTCAAGAGTGGCCATTATTACGTCAGTTTTATCAGCTTCAATTTGTTTAAACTTAGGAATTTCAACATCATTTTCTATATATAGGTTGGTTATATCCTTCATGCGTTCGTTCAAAATAGGCGTATTTTTTACCCTCATCGCATGTGGGTTGAGCCCCATTTCTTTTGTAGTACAATTACCAAAGTGATGAACATAAGAATCCCGGCACCAGATAGACTTAAAACCTGCCTTCATTGCTCTCCATATAAGGTCCATATCTTCACCACAAGCTATGCCATATCGCTTATAGTCAAATGCACCAATCTTATCAAATACTTTCTTGGCGATAACAAAACAAAACCCAACAACGGGAGTTTCTATATAATCTTCTTTAAGCATAGCTGCAATCGTATTAACTTTATCCTGATCAGCATTTCTAAATGCTCTAAAAACTTGTGGGCTTTGTATTGTTGCACTATAGCAAGTGGAAGGCCCGGCTATCCCTACATCAGGGCTATATTTAAAACCCTTTATCAACTTACCAAGCCAGTTATTACTAAGCAATGTATCGGAATTTAAAAAACAGATATAATTATATTTACTAACCTTGATCCCCTGGTTCCACCCATAACCTACCCCTTTATTTTTAGGGTTTGTTATTAAGGTATAGTCCGGGTAATTAATTCCGGCCAGATATTTTTTAGTTTGGCTGCTGGAATCATTATCAATAATAATAAGTTCAAAGTCTTCTGTATATTTTATTAGACTTTCTATACATTTTTTAACATAATCAAGTGCGTCTTTGACTAAAATTACTATTGAAACTTTAGGATGCTTAATAAATCCAATAGTTGTATTAGTCTTCTCCCCATCGATCCATTCAGCGTCCCCTCTTAAAACAAAACGTTTGGCAACTTCTTCTGGCGCTAAAAAAATTCCGCCAACCAGGTAAGTCTGGCCATTCAGTTTATCTTCAAATTCCTTTATTATTCTTATTCTTTTTTTCATGCATCGATTTTTTCTATATATTTTGTAAAAGCTTTTACAATCCTTGAAATTTCTTCCGCGCTTAAAATTTCCGGTTTATTCTCTAACCACTCATTAAATAATGTTTCAAATTCCTCTGTTTTGGTTGCCAATAATTCTTGCAGATTATTTTCAGTATATCTATCAATAAAATCACTGCTATATCCATCTACAAATATAGTAATATCGGATTCTTTTGCGTCTGTTTCAGCGCCAATCGCCTCAGTAAAAGCATAAATAACAGACTTGATCTGTTTGCTAACAAACTCTTTATGTTTTTCGTAATAGTTTTTAAGGTCTTCTCCGGTAAATTCTTCTCTTATAATCTTTAAAACATCAGTTTTTTCACGCTGTATTATTCTAACTAAGGCATTTAAAAATAAAGGTTTATAGGCTTTACCCAGTTTTTCTGCCAGTTTAGGAGTTAAATCCCTGCTTTCCGAGCTTTCTATAGCCTTAACTTCCTTAGATACGAACCTTATTTCATTACCATTTATTATTATTTCTCTTGAACCATCAACCAACTTTCCTACATCTTCAACTGGCTGCATATTAAGTTGAATAAAATGTTTTTCTCCACCCTTGTATGGGTTCTTATCTTCCATTTCAAGAATATCATTAGGAGAAAATGCACCAGTATTAAATCCTTTAGAGTACGCTTCCCATCTTGCAGTTGTATTTCCCCTAAGCAACCCATCAACAATATATTTGGTATAATAAATTCCTTTTTCCGACTGTGGAAATAGTTGCATATTATAAGATTGTTCATCTCTGACAAGCCAGGGTCTCAAACAAAAGACAACAAGGAAAATCCCTAAATGTTCTATATTATTATCGCTTATGGGTTCATCTACTTGTAAAAATGGAAGTGGAATATTTAAAATTCTCGCAATTTCTGAAAGTTGAAACTTCTTTGATTCAAGTAATTGAGCATCATTTGGATTGATTGAAAGCTTATCAAACTTTAATTCCTGCTCCAGTACCATTGTATTATGCGCATTACCAAGGCCAGCATAACTTTTCTTTAACCTTTCAACCAATCTGTCGTATGTATCTGGTTTTAAAACCTGTGGAGTTGTAAATACACCACCAGCATTAAGACCATTTGAAAAGAACATTGAACTAAATTCTTCCATTGCAAGCCCTAGTCCGATTTGTTCTCTATGCCAACCAAGAGGTGATTTACCGACAAGTCCATTAAAGGAAAGGCCAGGGATATGCAGTACGTCATCAGAACTTAAAACAACTTCCGGACCTTCTTCTGGCATATAACGAAAAACTTTTATCCTCCCTATGCTAGTATTAACCATTTCGGGTTTAACTCGCCAGGGTTCTAAAGGATATATTTCTTCTACATATCGCTTTAATGGATTTCTTTTAATTATGCTATAATGATTTCCCCACCCTAAAATATGAGCAGTCTTGGTTTCCCTCCATACGAAAGATGTCATATCGGGATTAGGTTGGTCATGTAACAAATAATGTAATGGATTTTTAGTTTCTTTTTGC